TTTCGCGTGTGGAGTGGGTTGTCAGGGTTCGTGTCGATGGCGTTTGTCATCGACATACACAGTATAACACACGCGGCTACCGTCGTGTTGTCGGACCACAGCAATTTACAAAAGGTTTACAAACCGCGATCCGAGCGGACCGCTGGTGGCAGCGTCCTAGTGGGTTCTCAGTTAGTGGGCCGCGCCACACACAAACCGCGAGGACGTCAGTCCTCACGGTCCGAGTTCCTGGCGGCATACGACCAGCAGAGGACAAGGATGATGATCCAGAAGGTGATGGACGCGGTCACGTCCATCCCTTCCTTTCCGCAGCAGCGAGGGAGCAGATCCTTTGTCCGTTGAGGAGACAGCGGGTTCCATCGTCGTGGTGGACGATGAACCAGGGGGTGAGGGATCCTTGCATCTCCGGTCCGTAGTAGGCGTCCGTTCGAGGTTCGAGGTGCAGGTCGAGAGTTCCGATTGTCCCCGCCTTCATGGTGTAGTAGTCGAAGATCCTGTCACCCTCCCTCACCTCGATTCCATCTTCCGTGCGGATCGTTCCTTCGGTCATGTCGTTCCCTTCGGGTCGTCGTGCGTGTCGTTGTCGTTGTCGTTGTCGGGTGAGGTGTGCGCGTCTAACACGCACACGTCACGCGACGTTCACGCGCTAGGCGCGCTTCGCGAACGCTTTGCGAGCGGCGTTCGCTGTCTTCGCGTCGATTGCCCACGAAGTGTTCTTGACGTTCACAGCGCGCGTGTGATGCTTGCGAAGCCACCCACGCAACGTCTTCGGCGACATCGCCAGCTCTGTCGCCAGCTCAGTTGGCGTGATCGTCTTTGCCATGTCCTCACCCCCTTTCGCGTGTTCGATGTTCATGTCACGCATTGTAATCGACGTTCACGCGCATCGTGTAACGGTTTTGTAAATGATGTGCACATACGTCGGATCATTGTGGATGCAAACGATTCGTTGTGTAAATCGTTCACGCGTGAATCGTTGAACGTGACAATCATTCACGATGTCAACGATCCCCCCCTGCACACGCACGAAGGAGGAATCGACGCGGAATTTTTTTCGCGCGGAGCGAAGCGAGAAGAGGATGGCAAGGTTTCACCAATCCACTCCACGTACGAGGTCGCTCATGCCGCGTAAGGTCCGCAGCGTATTCCAGCAACCACGCTCTCACGGCGTCGGGCCAAGTAGCTGGTCCACCTCTGTGGGCAAGGCGACGCAGACCTGGCGCAACCCCAAGAAACCACCCACCAGGAAAGGATGGAAACCGTATGATCAGTAACCCCCGCCAAGGGTGGTGGAAGTAATGGCAGTTGACGACGGCATGGAAGGCGGGTCCGATCCAGCAGGCGTTCCTGGTGGTGGGCCTGACGTGAAGACCGGAACCTACGACGGTGACGGCGATGCTGACGGAAGCGCTCCAGGCGTTCCAACTCACCACGGCTCGGGTGCCGACTACGCCGGCGCACCAGGTGGCGGTGGAGATGTCGTACCTCCCAACGGGAGTAGCACCAACAACGAACCGCGCCCTGAGGACTTCCTCTAATGCCCGCCATCACTACAATCGACCAGTACAACGCCCTCGCGGGTAAGCATCTCGCCCGCGACAAGCAGCTCAACGCCCCTGTGGGTGCAGCAGGTGGCGTGATCAACATGGACGCCCCTGTCGGTGGTGCTGAGACCCTCACCGTCATGGCAGACATGAGTGGTGCAGCGGCAGGTGATCTCGGCATCAGCGTCTTCCCCTACGAAGCCGACGGCGTCACGATCCAGCCCGTCTCGCTCTTACCGATGGCGAATGTCGGTTATCCCCCGACGCTCGCTGCCCCGCGTGTGGTGTCTGAGGAGGAGTACGACGTGCGCGGTATTGACAAGGTCCAGATCCAGGCCAAGAACAACAACGCCGGCGCCCAGAGCATCAACCTGTCCTGGCGCACCTACTAGCCCCGACCTACAACGCTACCTCCTTCGGAGGTTCCAACGTATGACCACAGCTACCAGTAACGTCACTCTTCCCTACGCCCCGAACCCTAAGCAGCAGGACTTCCACGGTCTCAAAGCGAAGTATCGTGGCTTCTGTGGTGGGTGGGGTAACGGGAAGACCACCGCTGGCTGTGTGGAATTCTTCCTCCGCTTGATCGAGTACCCAGGCACCAACGCCATAGTGTCACGCAAAACGAGGCCCGAGCTCAAGGCCACGACTTGGGACATGCTCGTGAATGGCGATACGCAGGATACTGGGTGGACGGGCATACCGAAGTCAGTCATCCGCACCTATCGCGTAAGCGACCTGTTCGTGGAGCTGATCAACGGTTCCAAGATCCATGGACTTCCACTCGACGATCCCGCGAAGCTCGAGAACTACAACCTGGGGCTGTTCTTGCTCGATCAGGCGGAGGAGGTGGAGGAAGACATCCTCCTGAAGATTCACGGTCGTCTCAGGCAGAACCGTGCGCCTCGTGAGGGTCTCCTCCTATTCAACCCCAACGGCCACAACTGGCTGTGGCGCCGATTCATCGACCCCAGCCGTCAGTACAGCTGGCGTGACCTATACAAGTGCGTCGAAGCGACACCATTCGACAACCCTAACCTCCCCGAAGACTATATGGAGCAATTCGAGGGTCTTCCGAAGCATTGGTATGATCGGTTCGTTGCCGGCTCCCACGATGTCTTCACGGGACAGATCTTCGTCGACTACAACCCCGACGTGCATGAGATAGCTCCCTTTAGGATCCCCTCGGATTGGGAGCGATGGTGGTGTTTCGATCCGGGCATTCGTCACGAGGCTTGTAGCTTCTGGCTCGCCCGTGACTATGACGGCAATGCCTACGTCTATCGCGAGATCTTAGAGGCAAATCAGACGGTAGAGTGGTGGGCGCAAACGACGTTCGCAGCGGAGGCAGATGATGACTGGGGTGGGCCTGATGAGGAGATCTTCCGACGTCTCGTTGGACCGGAGAGTCGAATCCGATCCACCACAGATGGCAAGTCCGTCTACGACCTTCTTGGCGAGAACGGCCTTTACCCCGAGTTCTCTGATAGAGACCCCGCCGCCAGGATATCTCGGATCACCGAGTACCTACGACCCACAGCTGGACATGTATATCCATTCCGGTCTCTGGAGAAACCAGGGGCCGAGGGAGCGCCTCGCCTCTATATCTTCCGTGACGAGGAGGCAGTGCCGAAGCTGCGCGAATATCTTCCGCAGTACAGATGGAAGCCACAGAGGACGAACTTCACCGAGGAGGACTCCGCAGAGAAGCCGCGAAAGAAGGACGACCACAACATCGACTGCCTCGGACATATCCTCGTCGCAGTGGATGAGCTTCCTGATCCTCAGGTGGAGAATCGGCGTCGCTCGCCTGCTGATGCCGAGGCTGCAGAACTTGATGCCCACTTCGACGCCGAGCTCGAACTTGCCGTCGAGCGGTCGATTGCTCGTGGCTACAGACCTGGCAGAGTTGCGTCTACGGTCGGGTAAGGAGAGAGCATGACGGACTACAGTGCCGCACAACGCAAGAAGATGGCAGCGAACGGTCAGGCACGCTCTGACGGTTCGTTCCCCATCGCCAACTGTGGTGATGCGCAGAACGCCATCCAGTCTCTTGGCCGAGCAAACAACACGGCCACCGCACGGGCCCACATCAAGAAGCGTGTTGCCGCTCTAGGCTGCACTGGCAGCACCTTCGACAACTGGAAGTAGGAGGAGATATGAACGAAGAGCCACAGCCTGAGACCGAGGCCGAGCACGAGGCCAGCACTCCGCCTGAGCCGCCTGAGAAGGACACGCCTGCCGAGGGCGAGCCTTCGCACGAGGGGCCTGAGGGTGACGGTGGGGAGGACGCTAGTGACGCTGAAGCGTAAATGGATTCCGTCGCCGAACTACTCATCGAGGGGCGGTGCTGGCGTTCGGCTGATCGTGCTTCACACGGCGGAGGGTGCGACGACCATCGAGTCGTTGGGGAACTTCTTCGCGTCCTCCAGCGCTGGCGTATCTTCCCATACGGGGGCTGACGACACGCCAAACACCGTCGGCGAGTACGTCAAGCGTGGTAACAAGGCGTGGACTGCCGCCAACGCCAACCCGTACGCGGTGCAGATCGAGCTGTGCGCGTTCGCTAAGTGGTCCACCAGCGAGTGGAACAAGCATCCCGAGATGATCAGCAACTGCGCTAAGTGGATCGCCGAGGAAGCGAAGGCGTTCGGCATTCCGATCACTAAGTTGTCCCCGAGTGCGGCGCAGGGTAGTGGTCGTGGTGTCTGTCAGCACAATGATCTCGGCTCGTGGGGTGGAGGTCACTGGGACTGTGGTGGTGGCTTCCCCATCGACAAGGTCCTCGACATGGCAAGGAGCGGGGGCGGAGGAGGAGACGATTACATGAATCCACCACAGTGGTTGTGGGACTGGCTGCAGTGGTACGAGACGACTGAGCGCAAGAAGAGCGAACGTCCGCAGGCGGCGCCCGAGTCGATTCCGCAGTGGGCGTGGGACTACCAGGAGAATGTCCATCGGATCTGCAAGCGCAAGGGCATGACTGAGGGCGAGCGCGACTGGATCGACTGGCGCGCCGCAGGTTCTCCAGAATCATCCCGCCCAGACGTGCCCGAGACCATCCCGCCGTTCTGGTGGCCTGACAATGAATACGTGGTAGCGAAGAGTTGAGGAGGCGCTACGAGTTGGGGCTATTACCTCGGGGCAGTGACTACCGTACTCTTAGCGATACATGTGCTGATTGGTCGGGAGGTACTTCGATTGCGTGACCGCGTGCTCCGGCTCGAGGAACGTCTGAGACTACGACGAAGGAGGCAGGAATGAACCAATACGTCACACTGGTCGAGCGGATGACCCTACCGCCAGCCACGTGCATGAAGTGCGGTAAGGGCAACACGCCTGACGGTCAGACGGGTGAGATCGGTCCATTCCTCGACATGGGTCTCGAGTACAACTGGGGCGATTCAGGGTACTTGTGCATGGACTGCCTCGCACTCATGGCTGTCACGGCGGGGTGGATCTCTCCTGACACGGAGAAGCAGCTCAAGCGGGAGATCAAGCGCCTCGAGAAGAAGCTCCACGACAAGGACGCGGAGATCGACGTGCGAGCCCGCCGTGAGCAAAGCGCTGTACGCCGCGCAAGGGCATTGGAGTCTGTAACGTGATCTGGGCGCTTTACGGACTTCTGATCATCGTTGTGGGTGTGTTTGCGTTTAGCGTGTTTCTTTCGCTCCAGAGTGTCTCTCAAACTCTGGCCAACGCACTCTCAACACTCGAACGAGTGCATCACAACGATGGGAAGCGAATCGACCAGATCCTTGACCGCCTTATGGCGATGGACTTCGAGACGTTCAAGAACTATCAGCTGGCAGAAGAGGCAGACATTGGGGGCCAGGAGTTTCCTGAGGAGGGCGATAACGAGGCAACCGTCATTCTAGAGCGGCCTGGGATCAGTAGATCTTACGGTGAGGTCGATTTACGGCGTGCCGCTGAGGAGAGACAGATCCTCACGGAAGATTTTCCAGCTGAGGAGGAGGCCAAGGCGTGAGAATTGGCGAGTGTACCAAAGACTCTGATCTTCTGGCAGCTCTCGATACTGCTCGTGAGCGCCGCATGAACAACCGCAGGGGCTGGGAGATCGTCTGGTGGAACAACTTGGCGCTCGTGGCTGGCGATCATTACGCCACGTGGGACCCTGTGAGGGCTCTTTACGTGGATCGGGATCCGACTTTTGACCCGGTTGTGGACACCAGAGAGAAGAAACCGCGTATGGTGATCAACCACGCACTCTCTGTAGCCCGAACTGAGCTCTCGAAATTGACCAAATCGCGGCCAATCACGGATGTGATCGCCAATTCGGACGATCCGCAGGACCTCGCAGCAGTAAAAGTCGGTCGAAGTGCGCTGGACTACGCTGAATGGAAGTTCAAGCTGCCTCGACTGCGCAAACAAGCCCTGTGGTGGATGATTCAATGCGGTTTGGGCGCTCTGTACGTCGGTTGGGACTCGCATGACGACCGTGCAGGCAACCTCAGCTACGTCGTGGACCCAGCTACGGGGGATCCGACCTTCTCGCCGGTCCGTAAAAAGGAGATCCAAGCGATGGTTGCCGATGGAACGCTTGACGAGGCTCCTGAAGTGAACTTCCCACTCGGTGAGGTGGAGTTCAAAGTTTACTCCCCGTTTCAGTTGTTCCCCGATGAGACCGCGTTGGACTTCGACGAGATCAAGGATCTCATTACCACGGAAGTTGCAGACGTGGACGTCATCAAGGGACAGTACGGTCGGCCTGCGCGGGATATCGGACCTGAGCAAGTGAACCTAGGGACGATGGAACGTCGTGTAGGTAACCGTACTGGGTGGGCGGAGATCGGATCGCAGCAGGATAATGCGTGCTACGTCCACACGTTCTGGCTGGTACCGAACACCTACGAGGGTAATAACTACCTCAAGGATGGCAAGTACGTGAGGTGGTGTCAGAACCGAATCCTCGACTCGTCACCTGGCTTCCCGTTCCAGGATGGTCGGATGCCGTTCGTCTTTTTCCAGCATATACCGCAGGCGACGAGCATCTGGCCGGATACGGTCATCAACCACATTCGTGGGCCCAACCTCGAGGTGGACAAGATCGTCAGTCAGCTGATCGAGGCGAAGGACTACATGGCGAATCCGATGTGGCGGGTTGCCACTCAGCAGAAGGTCAAGGGTCAGATCAAGGCAGCTGCGGGCAGCATTCTCCGTTACGTACACGTGCCGAATGTACCGCCACCGGAACCGATCCAGGGTCTGCAACTTCCCGCGCAGGTAGAGTCGCTCCTCGCAGGACTGCGCGAGCAGATCATGGAGATATCGGGGCAATCTGAGGTCGCGCACGGCAATGTTCCGACTGGCGTGCGTAGCGGCGTCGCGGTCGCTTACCTCCAGGAGGAGGACGATACGAAGATTGCCCCGACTATCGAGAACATGGAGTTTGCGATAGCGCTTGAGGGCTCACTCACGTTGGAGCGTTTCAGTCAGTTCTACGTCGTGGATCGCATCATCCAGTTCTACCGCCCCGATGGTCGATTCGACGCCATGAAGTTCAAGGGGGCCAACCTCAAGGACAACACGGAGGTTATCACCCAGGCCGGCTCAGCGATGCCGCGAAGCAAGGCCGCGAAGCAGCAGTACACCCTTGAGCTCGTATCGCTTGGCATCCTCACCGATCCTGAGCAGATTCAGGAGCAGCTTGACATTGGCTCGGGTGCGCCGTCTGTCAAGGACATGAACGTCCAGCAGGCTGAGCGCGAGAATAACATTATGCTGCACGGCCTCGCGATGGGCATGTTCCACATGGCGCGGGATGCCTCACCTGAGGAGCAGGATCGCACCGTCAGCGCGGCGGTACCTGTGAAGGCGTGGCAAGATCATCCCACGCACATCGAGCACCACACCATGCAGATGATGGACGAGGAGTTCGACAAGCTTCAGGTGACTCACCCTGGCATAGTCCGGCTCTTCGACGAACATGTTGCTATGCACCAGAAGATGATGGCGGACCAGCAAGCCGCTATGGCGCAGGCCCAGCAGGCAGCGAAGGGCGCGCCCGAGGGTGCAGGTGGAATTCCCGCAGGCAATGGTGGACCACCGCCGCCAGGCGTACCAGGCATGACTCGACAGAACACGGCAGTCCCTGACATCATCGGAGGCGGGCAAACGCAGCTGACCGCTCGCCGCGAACCCGCACTACCGAGTAGGGGCAGGTAATGCCATACGCCAACGTACCCAAAGCACTGTGGGGCAAGATGGACGACTGCGTGGCGCAGGTACAGAAGAAGGGCAAGGGCAAGAATGCCTACGCCATCTGCTACGCCTCTGTGGTCGGCTCAGATGTCGCATCTGCGGCAAGGTCACGCCTCAAGAAGGGAGGTAAATAACGTGGCCACAGAAGAAGACGTGAACCTCGAGGATCTCACGAAAAGCGAGCTGCAGGACAAGGCGGAGGAGGTCGGTGCGGATTGGAGCGCCGCCGACTCCAAGTCAGAGCTGATCGACAAGATCAACGAGGCCGAAGAGCCAAGTGACGATGACGACGAGGAGGGTGCTGACGAGGAAGAGGTCGGTGAGGATCAGACCGCTACTTCATACGCCAGCGAAGAGTTCCCTGAGCGTCGTCCCATCGAGGTGGATATCAAGGACGTCGAGGTCGCCGACTACGAGGGTGAGATCACACCCCCGTTCAATGGTGAGACGTTCGTAATCCTCGACGGTGCGAGCGACGATGTCCCCAATGAGATGGATGGTGCCGTCGCGGCCATGATCGACTGGCCGGTGTCGGTCGAGCATGACCACCACACGGGGACGACGATCACTTACGATCCCCCGGAGGGGGTATACATCGTCAAGGAGCTCAGCCAGGGCATTCGGCTGAGCGTCACCAAGGATGCCTTCAAGAAAGTGTCCACGAACGGAAGGGCAGGACTGGTAGGGTTTGCCTAGAGACTTACGTAACCTGAACGAAGCGATGGAGGAGATCGACAAGATCTCCATTCAGACGAGTCAGGGTGCGTATGTCAAGGCAGACGACGTGAAACGACTGCTCACGGAGAAACGCGAGGTGTTGGAGGCGGAGCTCGAGAATCGTATCGAGAAGCGCATCCCCTATCGTATGTCGCCTGAGCGCGCAAGAAGGCTTGCGATGCGAGATGAAGGCCTGCAGGAAGACCACAAACCCACAGGCCCACGTGAGCCTGGTAAGTCAATTCCAGCAGGAGAGGCAAGTGGATCCTAGCTACGTCGCAGGTTTCTTTGATGGTGAGGGGTGCGTTTACTCTCGCGTCAAAGCGAATGGTAGCGTCAGGATCCGTCTCCACATGGACCAAATGAAGGCAGAGGTGCTATACCGGATCCAGGAGTACTTGGGCTATGGTAAGATCTACTACAGGAGGAGTAACGGCAGCACTACCCTGCACATCGACAGGATAGCCGATTGCCTGAAGTTTATCGAACTAATCGCTCCGCACTCTGTGGTAAAGGCGGATCAACTCTACCTTGCGTGGTTGATCCTCAATGCTGATGCGATGGCTGAGAGGAGAGACCTTCACTCCCAACTACAGTCCATTCGCCGTCGAGGGCGTAAAGCGAAGACTGGGAAGGGGTAATAGTGGGTGAGATGGCAGACAGAATGGCGGCGCAGATCGAGCAGGATGGTGGACTCGAGGGCGACGCTGCAGCACCGGGTACCGGAACGGGAGATCCGACTGGCGATACGCCCGCGGGGGCGGAAAACACCGATACTGGTCGTCAGGGTCCCCCAGAGTCGATTCCGTACTCCCGATTCCAGGAGGTAAATGGCCGTTACAACGAGCTCAAGCAGTACGAGCAGTTGGCAGAATACGGCATCGAACCGGACTCCGCGGTTCGCTTGGCGAGCTTCGAGGCCGCCTACGTAGAGGATCCAAAGGGCATCATCAGCTCTCTGATCGACTCCCAACAGGACTTGCCCGAGGAAACGAAGGCCGCGATGAGGGAACTCTTGCGGCAAGAGTCTACTGCTGGCGCTCAAGGGGATCAGGAAGAGGGCACGGGTGAGGCTGTCATTCCTCCGGAGGTGGCCCAGCGTCTTGCTTACGTCGATCAACTTCGCGCTCGCGACGCGGAGGTCGAGAGTCAGCAGCGCTTGGACCTCGTTGTTCGTCACTGGGACGGCTTGGATGAACAGGATAGTCTCGATGTCCCCGAGAGAACGAAACTCGTATGGATCGCGTCAGCCGCTGGTCAAGGTGGCTACGAGACTCTGGAGCAGCTCGCAGAAGCTGCACGAGGTGCGTATCTCGAGGACCGGGATCATTCCCTTGGATCGGCTGTCCGGTCGAGAGAAACGGGAACGCCTCGCTCGGTGCCCGGTGGTACAGCTGCGCCTTCGCCCCCTGAGGAGTTCAAGGACTTCGGGGCTGCGAACAAGCAGATCATGGCCGACATCAAGGCAGGGCGTCTACCCGGAATGGAACAGGAGAGCTGATGGCAGCTTCACCAGCAATCGTCAAACGCGGGGCTGCCGGAGACATGTTCTTCCGTATCGTGGACGTCACGCTCGACGGCAGCTACCCCGCAGGTGGTTACCCCCTTACTCCAGCACAGCTGGGGCTAGGGGCAAGTGGTCAGGTGTTCATGGTGGATCCGTGCACCGTCAGCAAGACCACGGGGTGGCTTGTCGGCTGGGACTACACGAACGCGAAGTTGCAGGTCTTCGACGGCTCTGGAGCCGCGAACGCAGCCATGAACCAGGTAGCGGCGGCGACTGTCCTCACGGGCGTCGTCGTTCGCCTCTTCGTCATGGGCTTCGGTCAAGGCTAGGAAGGAGCTGAGTAATGGTTCAGACCACGACCTCAGCTGACGCGATCCTCCAAAATTACTACCTCCCTGTGGTCAGGGAGATGGTGAACCAGCGTGCAATCCTGCTCTTCGGATACACGCCGGCGGAACTGGAGGCGGGTGCGGGTACGATGAACGCTTCTCAGGGTGAGACCCTAGACTATCAGGGTATCTCCAAGGATGCGGACATTGTCGAGTTCGCAGGTCGACAGTGGGTCATCGCACTCCACGTCACTCGCAACGAGTCAGGTACGGCTCGTGCGGAAGGCGCAACGCTCCCGACCCCGGGTCAGCAGGGATGGGCGGACATTCTCGACAAGGTCCGCAAGGAGTACAAGCAGATCCAGCTCACGGGCTTCTCGATGGAGGTCACGGAGCGGAATCTGGGCGCGTACCTGCGCCTGCTCGAAGCGGAGACCGTTGGTGCGGTCAACGACCTCCGGAAGGACATGAACCGCCAGGCGTTCGGTGATCAGCGTGGTACGTTGGCACAGATCACCGCGAACGGTGCCAACACCTTCAACGTCGATAACCTGCAGTACCTTCGGGTCGGCATGTATATCGACATCGTGAACCAGGCGACGGACGCAGTCCTCGCAACGCGAGTGCAGATCACCGCGATCGCTCCGGCGACTCGTACGGTCACGTACTCTGGGTCGGCTGTCACGACCGTCCCGGGTACACATGTGCCCGCAGTCGAGGGCAACTGGAAGCAGGAGATCAACGGTCTCCGCAACATCATCCGCTCGGATCTCTCCCAGAACTACATCCTCCACAGCATCGACAGCTCTGTGGCGGGCAACGAGTACTGGAAGGCGAAGCAGGCGGATGGTGGTAACTCTACCTTCGACGAAGATGCGGGCCAGCTGATGCTGGACCAGATCGGCGCCGAGGGCTGGGAGACCGCGATGCTCCTGACCACTCGCGGCATTCGCCGTCGGTACGTGAACACGCTCAAGGCCCAGAAGCGGTGGAACGATGCCAATGCTGGGACGATGCACGGCGGGTTCAAGTACATCGACTACAACGGCTACCCATTGCTGTTCGACGACGACTGCCCGAAGCAGTACATGTTCCTCATGCGTCCGGACGACTTCCTGTGGGTGCAGCTCAACGGGAACGACTTCCGATGGATGAACAGGGACGGGGCGATCCTCCGCAAGGTCGAGAACCCTGACACCGACGCCTACAAAGCCACGTTATACAAATACTGTGATTTGGGGTGCTTCCGGCGGAAGACGCAGGGAGCATTCTACAACCTCGCGGACGACATCCCGTAACTCCGGAGCGGGATAGGAGGCGGACGATGGAGATGTTACCGATGAAGGCTTGGTACAACCACGAGCACGGTGTCATCGAGCTGGAAGACGACGTACTCTCCATCGTCCGCCAGGTCCGCGAGCTGTACGAGCGTCGGATCACGATCGAACTCCTCCCTGATTCACGGGAGCCGTATGCGTTCGTGGAGCATTGTGAGGACGGGGCCGATCGACTCGTCTTCACATGCGTCGAACTGGATGGTCGCGCTCTCGAGCGTCTCCTGAGATCCGACAGTCACGGCCGTGCGTACATCGACCCTTACGACGAATCCGAGCAGGCTCATGACCGCCTCCAGGAGGAGAAGGACTACGCTAGCCAGGAGAAGCTTGGTGAAGTCGCTGAGGAGATGGCGTATGCACTCAAGCGTGAAGGCCGCGCTGAATCACTACCACTCACTGTGGGCCTAAACGCGGGGAGGACGCAGCGTGCCGACGACCACAGGTAAGATGCAACTGCAGGACTTCGACGCCGCCCTCGTAGCGCGTGGGTTCGATGGGTTCCAGCCATTCGAGCGAGCCCAGATGATCAACTTGGGCTATCGGTACGTGGCGCGTAAGTACCCGTACTACTGGGAGTTGGCGAATCAGACGTTTGTCGTCCACGCTGGGGATCCGCCGATATCTATCTGGAGTGCGGGTCAACTGGGTGCTGACAACGTCTCAGGCGTCTACATCGTCTCAGACCCGTACCGTGCGAAGCTCCAGGCGATGAAGCAGGATACCTTCGAGAGGCAGTGGCTGTCACAGGATCTGACGGCTGCAGCGAACCGGAGTACACCTAACAACTACTACGTCTACAACCAGATGATCTACATCCTACCCCCGCCGCAGACGACTATATCGGTGGAGGTGTTCTTCAGTCAGTTCCTGCCAGACATGGTCGCTGCGACCGATGCGCCGGTTACTCCGCCTATCATGGACGAAGTGATCCTCGATGCGTCATTAGTCCGCGCGCACAGACGCGCACACGAGTTGGAACTGGCGAACGACGCACAAGCCCGTGTGAGTGAGGCCATCACTGACATCCTCATGCACGATGTGTGGATCATGGCCGAACAACAGGAGAGAGTGGTACCTGACGACCAATGGCTCTGATGCCCGCAGATATGACCGTCACTCGTCAGACCGTGTACGAGTGGATCGAGGAGTGGAATGACAGTGGCAAGAGCGAAACGCTCGAGGAGTGGGTTCGTCGCCACGTCAAGGAGTTGAACCTCCCCGACCTGATGGTCAACACTGTGGGCCACGACACGCTCGACGACATTACCCCGCTCGACGACCTCATCGTGATGGATCTACCTTCGTACACAAATGCCACAGATAGCGCCACTTAGCGACGTACAAGCGAAGACGCAGGGCTTCGGTAATGGCCTGAACATTCAGGATGCCCCGAACGAGTTGTCGCCCACAGAGGTGAGGCGCGCCGAGAATGGCATCTTGGACGAGCGTGGCGGATTCACCAAGCGTCTCGGTTGCCTGAATCAGGGCGTCATTCCGGGGGCATCAACCGACCGTATCATCAGCACCCACATCTTCTACCGAGGCACAGTCGCGCCACAGTTCTTGATCCACACGAGTGCTGGGCGTGTTTTCTACACTAACGACCCGAACACGGCGCCTGTCGTGTGGACGGAAATCAGTGCTGGTGGTTGGTCGCATACCCAGCCTATGTCGTGGGAGACTTTCAACTCGAAGTGCTACTTCTGCGACGGCCTACATGCTTACGCATCGTGGGATGGCGGGGTATATGCCGCTTACGCATCTGCGCCCGTAGGGAAATACCTACGCCTGTGGAAGGATACGATGTGGGTATCGGGCGTAGTGAACCTCGCTGACAGGGTTTACTCGTCAGCTCCGGGTGATGCTGAGACCTGGCCTGTGGTCAACTGGGTGGATATCCGTCGAGGTGATGGTGATGCAGTCCGTGCACTCGGCACTGACGGATTGTTCTTGATCGTAGGCAAGCGCAATTCGGGGACGGTCATCAACGATCCGGCGTTGCTGACTAACCACGTCTTCGACTACGAGAAAGGCATCGAGAGTCACTGGAGTGTGATCGAGCACGAGTCGGGGATCTTCTATATCACCCGTCGCGGTGTTGCGCAGTGGCAAGGTGATTCACCTGCGAGCCTCATCTCGTACAAGATCGACCCACTCTTCGATCCGAGGGTCTTGAATTTCGACCGCCTAGAGTTTACGTGGGCTTACGCTCAGGGACAGCGAATCTCATGGTGCTTGTCTGAGCTGGGTTCGGCGGTACCGACCATGCAGGTCAACTACTATCCGCGCCTTGCTGAGCTCACAGCACTGGGCATTCGTGGTCTCGGTCCTTGGAGTTTCGACAGGATCCCAATCGCCTGCGCCTCACTGTGGCGCTATCAGTCTACCCAGCGACTGTATGGCGGATCGACAACCGCTAATAAGTTCTACTGGGTATTCGCTGACACCACAGGGCAGGATGATGGTGTCACTTTCCGTGCGACTCTAGAGACGGGGGCGTATGACTTCGGACAGCCGCTGTTCACGAAGTACCTCCGACGTCTGCGTATCCTGGGTCGTGGTCAGTTCAGCGTCCAACTACGAAAGGACTTCGCAAACGGAGTTTACAAGACCTTCGGGGTAGATCTTTCGTCGGCTTTGACGCGGTGGAATAGCGGTAACTGGAGCGATGGCACGGACTTGACTGACCTCTGGGGTCCCGACTCCAACATCAAGGAGGCAACGGTAAACCCCGACGCCTACAGTCGGTACATGGCGTTTATCTTCACTGACGCTGATCCTGACGTGGGTACTGTGATCTTGCCTATCGGATCGAAGGACGTTTCGCTTCCCGCTGGTCAGTGGTCAGTCCTCGGTTGTCTGATTGATGGGAACCTACTAGGGATAAGGGAGAGCTAATGGGTTTCTACAACATCGTGAATTCCCCGTCCATGGTCGCGGGTCAACCCGAAGACGTTGGGCAGGTCCTCGCGAACTTCCAGGCAATCCAGGCGATCCTCAATGGCGGGATCGACGACGTGAACATCCGCTCCACGGCCGCGATCAACCCCAGCAAGTTCTTGGGTTATCCGTCCGACCCGACGAAGGTCTTAGGGGGAGACGGTGTATGGAGGACACAGGTCCCATACGGTATAGCCCTTCCCGCTAGCCCCGTAGATGGACAGGTCTTCTGCCTCGTCGACTCGCTCACTGTCCCGACCTACGACTGGTGCCTCCGTTACAACGCTGGAGCGACGGGACCGAACAAGTGGGAGTTCATTGGTGGCTCGGCACTTACCGGAACTGTTCCCGGATCGAACGCCATGGCAGGAGGTTGGGCTAACTACAACCCCACCGTTACGGCGCCGAGGAGCGGTGTCTATATGGTATCAGTCACTGTAGTAGTCACTTCTATAGGCGCTGCAGGTCTGGTGGGGTGTTCTGCGGCGATCAATGCCGCTCCCCAGTACCCCGTTGTGGAGGCGTTGGCGACTGTTTCAGCTGGGTCACAGGTCAGTCTCTCGTTCAATCCGACCCCGTTCTCTGTCGTCGGGGGTCAGAACATCGCAGTCGCTGCCTACACGGCTGTTGCCTCCAACATAAGCCTAGTCTGGCTGTCAGTCGTGCCGAAAGCCCTCTCCTGATGGCGCAGCAGACGATCCCACCACAGCACCCGATGCGGCAATCGCCGGTCGGGCAGCAGGTCTGGACGGTTTGGACCATGTTCCTGTGGTTTCTCGGCACCATCTACGACCAGTTCGTCAATAAGTTCGCACTGGGCACTAACACGGTTGCTGCGGCTGCGACAACCCTCACTGTGGTTCATGGTCTCGGGTTTGCATCGTACACCGTGATCCTCACCCCCAACGGTGCAGCTCCACCTGGTACGTACTGGGTCTCTGGTAAAACGACTACGCAGTTTGTCATCAACTTGTCCACGCCTGCGCCTGCTGGCGGTACCACCTTCGATTGGATGGTGAAAGCGAAATGAGTGCACTCGCTCCGAACCCCCAAACCGAAACCGGCGTGGGTGGTGCAGCCCCTCCTGTGGCAGGGGATGACTTCTCTCAGTACTACCTGCCACAGCAGATGACAGGATTCCCTGCGGGTCCGCCTGCGGGTGCGCCTATCGACTCGACGTACCTCGCAAAGGAGGCACAGAACCGTCAGAACATCGCTAGCCAGTACGCGACTGAGCTTCAGTCGTTGGGTTACACAGACCCGCAGACGGGGCAGTATATCCCAGGTAGCCTCGTCACCAACGCTCGGCTTGCAGAGGAGCAGGCGCAGCAGGGATTGTCTCAGGCTGATCTCGCCAACACTCAGGCGATGCAGCAGGCTGGCACCCTGTTCAGCGGCATGCGCGGGCAGCAGCAAGCACTCGCTGAGGCACCATTCTTGGGTCAGATCGGACAGACCGAGTTGCAGCTTCCTCAGGACATGGCGAGTCACTTCCAGACGGCGGCGGGTCTCATCAATGCCTACACCACGCAGAACAACATCGACCTCGCAGACGCTGCCACGCGCGCGACTGCCGCCATCGACGCCAACCCGCCTGGCGGTCCGACAACCCCCCCGCCTGGTGCACCAACGACGCCACCTCCCGCAGCACCTTCTTCGTACAACCCCTACGCCTACGTCCCCGGTGGGTCGTCGGCAGCGAAGGCAGCTGCAATTCAGAACGCGGGGTACAACGGACCAGTCTACATGCAGGAGGGCGGTACAGTTACACAACCCACACCTGCGGTGTTGGGCGAGTCAGGCCCCGAGACTGTGGTCCCCCACGAGAACCTCACTGCTGACGAGCAGATGCAGCTCCAGAACCTCGCTGCCACAGCGCAAGCGCGAGCAGCAGGTGATATCTTAGCTCCGCAGCGACCTGTCGATCAGGGGTATGGTCCTGGCGGTGTGAACATGAGGTCCCTACCTCGACTCCCTGTGGTCAATCCCGCTACGTACCTCCACGAGAACTACGGCTTGCGTTCTCCCGCAGCTGAGCAGGAGGCGGAGAACATGTGGATAGGTCATCACCCCGGTGCGCTTGCGGGTCGCACGCAGGCTATCCCGCACTGGGTGCAGGCAGCAGTCCATGAGAGGATCGCAGCTATGCACCGTAGGATGATCGACTGATGGCCGCCGCAGCAGCACCTCCAGCTAACCCGATCACTACCCCGATGACCTACGCGCAGCTGCAGGCGCTGGCGGCATCGCAAGCTGCGGCTACGATTGGGGGTCAGAATGCACCGCTGTCGGCTCAGGTCAACACCCTCACTGATCAGGAGAAGACCGCGCATGGAGACGTCGTAGCAGAACAGGGACGACTCCTTCCATACGTGCAGCAATCAGCAGGTGTAGTTCAGCAGGCCGAGAATAATGCCCTCTCGATGGAGCAACAGGTATTCGCGGCCGCGGGCACGCGCATGAATCAGCTCCACCAGAACGCTGCTGCGGAGGCGCAGCAACTCGCGCAGCAAATGGGTGGGCCTGTATCGACTGGGCAATTCACTCAGGCACTTGAGCCGTACGAGAACGCGCTGCCGAACGTGCAGGCTGGCGGTACGCTGAACGCGCTTGGCATGTCTCTGGCGGGGACCCAGGAAGCGCAGCAGTTTGCGGGTCAGGTGTTCCCCGCGATGATGTCAGAGGAAGCAGCGAAGTCTGACGCATTCTTCAACGATCAGATCAAGACTCTCAACAACCAGATTGCCGCTAACCAAGGTACCAAGTCTGACCTCGTGAACACCAACCTCAATACGCTCCTCCAGAACGAGCGCCAGTTCCAACTCAACGTCACTACGCAGAAGAGGGATGCGAAGGCGGCAGCTCTGAACGAGAAGGTGCAGAGGCAATCTCTCGCGGACGACAAGCTCCGTAACGCACTCGCGCAGGGCGCGGCGAAACGAGCTAACATCTCGCTGGGTATCTCGAGCGCCAAGGCGCAGGCTTCGATCGCTCACATGTCTAATCAGGACAAGATCAATGCCGCGAAGTTGGGTATCACCCGACAAGAGGCTGCAGCACGCATCGCGCATGAGAGTGTGATGGCGAAGGTCGGGGCAGCGAGAGTGTCGGACTCGATCTCCAAGGACGCCATCTCCTTGGTGCAGAACGCGATGGGTGGCGGTAAGCCCGTTAGCACGACACGCGAGATTTACCTCCCAAACAACCCCATATACAAGTTCAAGCCACCCGCAGGTGCATACCCTGGCAAGGGTGGACGATACTTCAAGGTCGTACATGAAACGAAGCCGGGGCAAACTGGTCAGCATCCGATCACGGATCCAAACCGCTTGTTCCAGTACGTGCGAGGATCCCTCCCGCAGCTTGGTCGCAAGGCGACGATCAACCTCATCCGCGCCCAAACCGGGCGGAAGAACTGGTCGCCGGGTCAGAGGGTGTCGTTCTCGGGTAACGACTACCACAACATGCCTCTGACGGAGTTGGAAGGTCTCGCACGTAACGCCGGTTACGCTGGTAAGTTTGGTAAGGGTAACCGTCAGGGAATCGTCGACTACCTGCTGCACGTCAATCCGCATCCTGGCCCAACCGGTCAGCAACAGGGTGCGGGTCAACAGCCTGCCGCACCAGCGCCTAACGTGTTCCTCAATCCGTAATGCCGCAGGTTGAATCCTTCGCGCCGAGTCAACTCCCGAAGCTCGGGCAGGGCTTTCGTGGTCGACTGCCTGACGTAGATAGTGGTGGAGGTGGTCTCAAACCACCACCCGGCATCCCGCACATTCGCACCGCACCACAACTGCCGCGCATCAATTATGGTGCTGTGGCACAAGTCGGTCGTCAGCCACGCAATCCTGTAGGTCAGTTGCCTCAGGGATTCGGTCCACTACCTCAGATACCGAAGATGCCGAAGCTCAGTTCTGCTGAGAGGCAGGCGATGGGTTGGATTCAGAACTCGGGTTCGAAGCCCAGTCAGAAAACCATCCAGCTAGTCAAGCAGCCTACGCCGAAGATGCAGATGCACCTCGCCTACAACCCACAGCTGCGTGAGGCGCACCAGGACCTACAGCAGCTGTTGGGACCCCCGAAGAATCAGCCATCAGTACAAGCAGCTACTCCCGGCGCGCAGCGAGCGATACGTCAGAGTAACCTCGTAGCCCAGAAACCGATGGAGGCAGGACTTATTCCTGGCGTTCCCTCGTTCCGCAACCCAGTTGCTGCGTGGGGACAACGACTCCTCGGCGGCGTCGCCCAGAACATGGTGAATGTCGGCCCAGGATTGGCTACTGTGGGTGAACACTTCGGAGAGGATATCGCCCACCCGATGCGCCACGACCCGATCTGGGGTCAGCTGGCTAGGCAAACTGGGTCAAGTTTAGCGGGTACGGTACTTCACCCAGGACGTGAGTTCGTTACTAACCCCGCTGAGGGGGTAACAAACCTAGCCACTATCCTATCGTTGGGGGCGGGTGCAGTTGCTAGGGGAGGCGTAGCTGCTGATGCTGCTGCTGGCTTACGTTCGGGTGAACTAACACCGTTGCAGGCCGCGTTGAAAGCTACGCACCCGCGAATCTTCGAGCGAGACATCAAGGTTCTCCCCGGCAATTCGAGTGTGCGTGTGAGACCACCTGCGTTCAAGAGTGCGCTTGGTGGCTATGCGCAGACTAAGCTGTTCGATCCGCTCACAGAGAAACTGATCGACGCCCCGACCATGGGCAACAAGATACCGACCTTTCGTGAGGGTTCGCCAGTTCCTCAGATCTTCCATCGAGATGTTCCCGTTCCTAAGTTTGCGATCAAGGCAGCTGAGCGGCATGGCGCTAAACTCTTGCAGCGCGACGTGAACCTGAAGACGGAGATGCAACGTGGTGCTGCTGAAGTACCACTAATGCAGAAGATACGTCAGGCAATCCCGCCTCCGCCTAGCATCCGCGATCGTAGTCCCGGAGCAAAGGCAGCTAGGGCTACGTATCGTCAGGCTGTGGCAGAAGCGCAGCAGCAAGCGTTTGCTGAGGGCGCACTGCAAGCTCACGCCAACCTTCACAAGAGTCTCTATGAGGGTGGCGCTGGAGCTGCCGAGTCTCTCTTCCATGATCCGCAGGGGTACGTCGGCATCAAGAAAAACCCGCTCGGGTATGGACCGAAGGACTTGGCGAAGTATGCCACGACTAACACCGCCGCACGTACCTGGAACCAGATGGTCGAGAAAGATCCAGCTAAGTTGATGGCTGACCCCGACGCCTACAGCTACATTCCGAGAGCGACGTGGAATCGCTTGAAGCTTGAGGCTGGGCCGACGGGTAAGATGGCGGACATGGCGAACCTTGTCGATAGGGCGAATCAGATGGTCCGCTCTGGACGATTCTTGCACCCAGGCTACGCTGTGTGGGGCGTACAGAATGGGATGCTCCACCTGTCGCAGGCGGGTGCGCTCATAATCCGTAACATGTGGCAGCACCGCAACGAACTCTCGCGTCTGAACGAGGGAGATCTAGCCCAGTTCAATAACGCTGTGGGTGCAGGCCACTTCGGTGGCGGCATCGCTCGCTCCTACGGTGGAGGTGAGGGGTCGTTCTTCAAAGGCGGTGCTTTCAAGGTTCCAGGTGTCGGTGAGGTCCCTAGCATCCCGGGTAGTGTCAGTGCAGCAGCGAGGTTCAAGGGTTTGACTACTCGCGCAGCGCAGTTCTGGCACAAGGTCGACGACAAGTACTGGCGCCAGCTGAGCATGATCCACGAGCTCAATCGTAACGGTTACCACAGTGCTGAGGATTGGTCCAAACTCCTGCACGACAACCCAGTCAAGTTCCGCACCATCGCTCACCAGGCGCAGGATGAGGCGATCAACTACAGCGAGATGTCCCCCATCGAGCGTCAGACCGTAGCGAAGCTCATGACGGCATGGGGATGGACACGTGGTGCAACGAGCTACTCCCTGCGATTCCCACTCCAACACCCAGCTCAGGCAGCAGTACTGAATCAGCTCGCGCGCCAGGGTCAGAGCAAGGTCGACAACTTCTACTCTGGGTACGGCGGTATGTCGCCGAGTTGGTTGCGTGGGTATCTGCCTCTGGGTCATGGTAACCATCCCTCACTGCTAGGCACGTCAGACATCAATCCCGGTGAAACCGCGGGTTCACTGCTTCAATCACTTCCACTACCATTCATCCAGCCACAGGGACCTCATGATCCGCTCATCACACAATTCGGTCCCGCGACGCAGGGAATCTACGAAGCACTCTCGGGTCATGATCCATACGGCAAGGCACTACAGGGTAACGCGGGCGAAGCAGCGGCGACTGACGTGCTCAAGCGCTTCACGCCTTTGTCCTACTCAAACATCCTCGCTAAGTCCAAGAAGGGTGGCGGCACATTCCAGCAGGGGTTGAAGCCATTCCTCGAGAGTGAGTTCGGCGTTCCCCTCAGGCAGCTCGTCAATCCGAAGCAGACTGCAGCACTGGGTATGAAGGACTGGGAGACCTCACTACCCAAACCCGCAGAGATTCAGTTCCGCTACAACCAGGCAGTCAAGCAGCTCCCCCAGGAAATGGCCCTGTTCAAGAAGTGGAACGGCGGTGTGGGTGTTGGCTCAGCACTCGTCTCCAAGCTCAAGGGGGATCTTGAGGCTGTCGAGCAGCGTGACATGTTCCAGTACAAGGTCGCGCAATCCAAGGGTGCGAACTCGTTCCGCACCCTACCAGCTGTGGACCGCGCAAATGCTGGCATTGATTTCATGCTCCAGCACAAGTACATCTCACCCTCAGATGCGGCGGGATTGAAGCGTGAGATGAGTCAGTATAACACGGAACCGCTGATGAATCAATTTGCTACCACCATATGGGGTGGTCCTGGCATCGGTAGTGTCGTCTCTCAATGGAAGTCCGCGATGAAACAACTCCAACCAGCACCGGTTGCACCTCCTCGTGGCTAACTTCACCCCCATCATCCGTGAAGCAGCTGCACGTTACAACATTCCTGAGGGAGTGCTACAGCGCCAGATGATGGCTGAGTCAGGAGGCAATCCCAACGCGAAGTCTCCGGTGGGGGCACTGGGACTTATGCAACTGATGCCTGGTACAGCGAAAGGTCTTGGCGTAACTAACCCAAACGACCCGCGACAGAACATCATGGGTGGCGCAAAGTACCTGCGTGATCAGATCAACCACTTCGGTAGCTTGAAGCTTGCCCTCGCTGCCTACAATGCAGGCCCTGGTGCTGTGGCAAAGTATGGTGGAGTGCCCCCATTCGCTGAGACCCACGACTACGTCAATAAGATTCTCGGTGGACTTCCAAGTGTGGGGGCCGCTCCCCAAGAGTCGCCGCCGGCGCTCGCTGCCTCAGCCGGTAAGGGTGCACGCGCCCCCACTGCCCCCTCCAAGGGAGGTGGTACAAACTTCAGACAGTTAGCCAGTCAACTAATGGGTCCCGCACCACCGCCACCGATGACGCCAATGTCAGGTCAGGTCAGTTCCACACCCACCGTGCCCGGGTTCGGAGGTAGCATGAGCATGACTAGCACCGAAGGTCAGGATGGCCAATTAGCTCCTCCGCTCACAGTACCGGGATCAGGTGCTGTAGACTGGAAACAGTTCCTACCACAGAAGCCAGGCGGTGGTCAAGCACAACCCGACATACCAGGCCTGCAACAGCTTGGGTTGCGTGGCATGGGCATACGATTGATGGCGCCAGTGCATGGTAGTGGTGCATCAATCGTCCACGCAGCCCAATCTTACCTCGGCACGCCATACAAGTGGGGCGGCACGTCGCGTCAGGGTGGGATGGATTGCAGTGGCTTCCTGCAGAACGCCATGAAGGATGTAGGCATCAAGGTTGGGCGCACGACCTACGAGCAGGTCAAGGAAGGCCAGCCCGTATCTCTCAATCAGTTGCAGCCCGGCGATGCAGTCTTCACTGAACCCGGTCACGCGGGACCGAATCATGTCGGCCTCTACATCGGACACGGCATGATTCAGGAGTCTCCACATACGGGGACAGTCAACTCGATCATCCCACTCAAGAACTACCTTGGTGGTGGGTTCGTTGCAGCACGTCGGTACGTAGGCATGATGCCATCCAACCCCCCCAAGGGGGGTAACACTGGAAGAGGCAACGCTGGAAGAGGCAACGCTAGAGGAAGGGGTCAGAGATGAAGCTTCAGTTCGACACCATCAGCCTCGGTGACATCGCGCTCTGCGTCGTCGCAGCCTGCGTCGTCTGGGCACTCATTCACGGCTGGGGTTGAGTGATTCCCCCTTTGGGGGTAGAAGTTGAGGGTGGGGAGCATCCTTCGCACTCCCCACCCCCATTCACGCGCTCGATCAGCGTTCGGGCATCACGCAGGTACGTAACAGAAGATCTCCTCGGATGAGGGAACGCCCTGCGTGCATCATCACGTCACACCGAACGCAGCATTGTCACAGAAGCCCGCAAAGTGCGGCGCTATTCGGCCAGGGCTCGTAACCTCGAACGTATACTGCTCGCGCGCCCGCGCGTAACTGAGCCCACCTTGGCCAGTGATTCGCTGTACCCCAGCGACGTAGGAACGCGGGACCATACGTGCGTTGAAAGGTGAGGTCCATCTGCAACCCGCCCCAGTACGGTGATGAGGGATCAGTCCAACTTCCCTCGTAGCGGTGGATGCAGAGTAGGTTATGGACGATGCGTTGGTACCGAGTGCTACTAGCTTGTGCGATGGAGACTCCGCTGCAGAATATCGCGGCGCAAGTCGTCAGTGTTGCGGCCACCTTCACGGGCAACCTCCTTGTCGATCATTACTAGCAGGTGAGATACCTCCCCAACCGTTGTGAACACAACACTATAACCACCACAGTCCACGATTTCGTTGAGGATGGCTTTCTGCTTCGCCGTGGGTTTACCCCCTGGCATCTTCGCCTCTAGTCCGAGGAATCTCCCCCTGTAGCAGCAGAGGATATCTGGGATTCCTACCTCTTGGAAAGACTCATCACCTCCTTGTATCTTGAAAGCCCGCGCACCTCTCGACTTGAGGAGTGCCCGAGCCTTCTGTACGAGTTTGCCTTCTGGTTGACGTGGCATAGTGAAAGTGTGAGGAGGATCCCCCACCGCATGAGGGGACCCTCCTCGTTCGCGCGCTGCGAACTCTTTACCGAAGACTGAAGTGCTCCTTCGGGGTTACTTGTTGTAGGTGGTCAGGGTTGACGCAGATGTCGTTGCAGCACTTGTGGTGGATGTGGTGCCCTTCGATGAGAGGTCCGACATAGTGCTCGTACGCCAAGCGGTGGACATACTCTGTCCTACGATCTATGTGAGTAGTCCCTCTACCTTTGCGGTCTACGTACCCGATCCACTCCCAGCATCCTGACTCCTCGTCTTCCACCACCTTCGCTAAGAACCACCTGAGTCGTTCGGGGGTCACAGCTCCTCTACATCGACGTCTTCGAGATCTTCGTCCTCTTCATCTTCCTCTTCCTCTTCTTCCTCCTCGGTTTCGTCGTCTTCGTCTTCCTCGTCATCAGCCTCCTCAGCTTCGTTGTACTTGTCCTTCGGCTGGTAGTCGACGATCTGCGAGCGGATCTTGCCCTCGTACTCGTCGTCCTCCACCGTGATCATCAGCGGCTTGCCGTACACGACCTCGGGGTCGAGGTTGAGTACCTTGCCAGCGACGTTCTTGCCGATGGCGGCGTGGATCAGATTGCGCAGATTCCACAGTGCATCGGGCTTGAGGGACGTGCGGTCGTACAGGGTCTTGCCCTTGAACTTCTTCGGTTCGATGACCTGGAAGCGCCACGAGAGGTAACGACTTCCAGATTTCTCCGACTTGCGAAGTTCTGCGTTGACCGGCTTGGCGAGATAGTCGCCCTCAGGGACGTGTGCTGCTCTGCCTCCGGAGCGGATCTCCTTGTCTACGCCACTGAAGTCGACCTTGATCTTGCGTGCCACTATTCTCTCCCTTCGTAGATCTGAACTAACATGTCCGCGAGGTCAGGCGCGTCGATGTGGTCAGGAAACACACCGTTGCGGTCCTTGCTGATGTAGCGCTCCGAGTCGCCTAGGAGCAGCCTACGCCTGATCTCCTTGCGCGCGGTCTTCGTCTTCTTGTTGCGGATTACCACCTCCCTCTTCGTGAGGTAGCCGATTGTACCGACTGCGGCCTTGAGTGTTTTCTCAATGCTAGGAGACACCTCGGGACCGTAGACGACCTCACCGCCCTCTTCGTCCTCATCGCCTACCTGCTTAGCACGGAGCTGCGCGATGAAGATGACGTTGAGTGGGAGGTTTCGGTAGTTCGTGATCTGTGTACGCATGAGCTTGCCCACCTTACCCCAGGCCTGACGGCTAGGCATATCGGGATCGCGAGACGCATCCCGGGAAGCCTCATCACCCAAGACGAAGTCCATGCAGATATTTTGTAGGTTAGATACAGTGTCAATACCAACGGATTCATAGCTGTGGTCCCCCTCCTGCAAGAACCAGTAGATGTCGATGACCTCGCGCCAGTACTCAACCTGAATGTAGTCTGGGTTGAAGTCGCGGCTGACCGAGTCGTGGCCCTTGTCGTTCACGTCGATCATCAGGATCTTAGGCGCCGACGCTGCGAAGCGGGTCTTGCCTGTCCCCGAGTCACCGTACACGAGGATGTTCTGATTCTTGGCGAGCTGACTCGCCTTCTTGATCCTCTTACGTACTCTCTCGCTGACGTTCGAGCGGTCAGTCTGCGAGGAGATCCGGTTCCTTGGCATACCTTTCCTCTGCTGTAGTGAAGTCGGCTTCGATCAGCCCGTCAATGTCTAGCCCCGAGAATTCGGCCACACACAGACTGTGGTACTCGCACCCCCACCGACAGTTGTAGAAATACGAGCGAGGAGCGAACTTGCTTCGGCGCTGAATATCCCGGACCGACACGAGAAACTCAAGCAGTGCTTGCCTGATCTTGTCGTCCTCAACTGGGATACGCTCACGTCTGTACCATAGCACGTCTCGACCACGTAGGTCAAGCAACTTTTCACGATACACCGCCTTGGCGTAGTCTTTCCACATGTCACCGTGCAGTTCCTTGATCGCCCACAGATAGGTGTAGTAGTCAGTGTCCATGCGCTTCGCTACCGATAGGGTACCGTTCTTCAGGATCCTCGGGATCGCTGGCGGTTTCGTGCGACCATAGTCGTAGATGAACCCTCGCAAGTCGTACCCTAGTCTGCGCCCTGCCCACACGTACATACAGTTCTGCGGGCTCATCATGCGCTCATCGTCGTCAGGGATGGACTTCACCCACTTCGCGTCACGGAACCACAACCCGCCGTACTCGTTGTCCTCGACCATGAGGTCGATGCGTCCCTTGAATGGGTAGTCCTTACCGACCTTCGGTAGCGAGTGCTTGACCACGAACTCGATCGCGGGCTTACCGTTGTGCAAGGCTGCGACGCTGTACTGATCTGCCTCGTCCTTCCAGAATCGCAGGTAACCCTTGAACATGCGGTAACACTCTGTGGGCAGGTCGCCGTACTCTTCTTTTTCCTCGTCGAACAGTTCGTCGTAAGCCTCCTCGAACTGAGCGTGTACGTCCTGCCACGGGACGACCTTGACCTTGAACCCGCTCTCGCGTGCCCACTCGCGGTTGTGCGCCTCTTGTAACGCATGAAGCCAAGTCCCACGGCGCAACTGAACCTTCGGCACCTTCGGTACGAGTTCGAGACCGTCAGGTGCGTAGTCGTAGCGGAATGAGTACTGCTTCTGACACCGACGGAACATCTTGATGCGGCTCTGATTCATGCCTGGCATCAGCTAGGCTCCATGAACTTCTTGAGGTCAAGGCGATTGATTCGCCACACTCGCCCCACCTTTACGGCTTTCAATGTACCCTCTCTACACCATCGAGTAACAGTCCGCTCTTTCACATTCATTATCCTCGCAACCTCACGAGGCTTCAGGAGTGACATGTACTCACCACGATGTCGAGAGCGATGATGTCCCTCACAGAGCCATACCACATCAAGCGGACGACTGTAGTCATCATGGTGAGCCTCAGTCTTACGATTGCCGCAGACCTCACAAGGCTGACGCTTGAGAGCGCCAGACGATATTGCCCGCCTAACCTGCTGCCTTGCTCGTTCTTTATCGGTCATTGACATATTGTATCATACCCCGATCCCTAGCCCCGATGCGTCAGGGGTACCTGTCCAGTGCTGATCCCACTCGACGTCCGCGATGATGGGGATGTCGATCTCTACACCGAACGTCTGCTTGAGGGGCAAGTTCTCCATCACCTCCTTGACTACAGGACCGACCTCTTCAACCGCATCCTCTCGTACCTGTAGAAATATGGCATCATGGAGCGTCCCAACGAGGAAAGCGGTTCGGGGGTCAAGCTGAGGCTGAAGTTGAACCATGGAGAATAACATGAGATCCGACGCGGTGGCCTGGACTGGGGAGTTGATTGCTTGCCTTTCGGCTTCCATGCGAACACCGTTATCCGACGATAGGATATCCGGTAGATGTCGTACACGCCCCAAAGGACTGACGACTCTGTGGTAATTGTGTGCCACCCTCTTCTGTCGGTCATGCCATGCCTCCAGGTCGCTGAACATGGAGAAGTACTTGGATCTTGCCAATTCAGCCTCAGCTAATGACACCTCGATTTCGTAGTTCTCGAACGCATAGGACTGAAACTTCTTCGGGTACATGCCGTACAGGAACCCGAAGTTCACAGCCTTAGCCCTCTTGCGCTCCTCCTTCGTCACTGTCTTCGGTGATTTCCCAGTAAGAGAGGATGCGGTTACGAGGTGAAGATCTTGCCCCGTGAGGAACGCACGTCGCATCCTCCTCTCCTTGGCTACGTGGGCAGCGATGCGTAACTCGATCTGGGAGTAATCCGCTTGGACGAATAACCACCCCGGAGGCGCACCGATCACACCACGTATAAACGAGTCCCTCGGGACCTGTTGAAGGTCGCCAGATAAACGTCCAGTCACTGTCCCGTACAACTTGTAAGTAGTGTGGAGCCTGCTTCGCGTATCCAATCTCGTAGACCATGGTAACAAGTAGGTGTTCATCCATTTCAGCTGGAGTGTCCTATACTCGAGGAGCGCCTTGATTGCGGGATGATCGTGGTAATGTAGGAGTACCGACTCCCTGGTCGAGGGGCGCCCCGTAGCAGTCTCCTCCAAAGGGGATAAGCCAAGCCCCCGCTTAGAAAAGAGCCACCTGCCCAGTTGCTGGGTGGAGTTGAAATTGAAATCTTCCCTCCACTTCTGTGGTAGATGCTCACGCAATACCTCCTTGCGGTCGTCGATCTCCCCTTGCAGAACCGCCATTCTGTGGAACAGGCGCTTCTGGTTGACGTACATGCCTGCAGCCTCGACCTGCTGAATCACATGTGAGGCGGGCATGAGCAACTTGGCGAACAGCCTCGTCAAGCGTGGTTGCGCTATCAGTTCCTCGCGCAGCCTCGGGTAGATCTGGTGCGTGTAGCCCACATCGTTACCGTTGTACGAGCAGATCTTGCGAAGCGGTTCCTTCATGATCTTATCTGGCTTGAGTTCGACCATCCCCTTGTAGACGTCCGCCCCGAGTACGGACTGGGATAAGAAACCGAGGTTCTTCGGGCGGTTTTCATCGAGCAGGTGCGCGGCGAGCATGATGTCGAAGCGGTGCTCTAGAAATACCCGAGCTCCCGCAAGCTGCTGGTTATCGTGCTTGCCATTTTGTGCAACAAGCTTAAGGTCTCCGCGTCTGAGTGCTGGGGCAAGATATCGCAGGATATCACGCCATCTACGTCTAAACGGGCTTTGCGGATGAGACAGCGGGACGACGTAAGTTGTCTTGCCGTCCCACGAGATACCGAGACAGACGATATCCCACTCTCTTTCCCACGGTCGGCCGCGGTTTTCCACGTCGTAGGAGACCACAGAAGAGGGTGGGAGCGCCTCGAGTTGTCGCCTGAGCCACTTGACGGCATCGACGGTATCGACATACTTACTCCTCACTGGCACGACCTGGAACTCGCCTCGCATCATGCGGGCGAATCGCTTCACGTCTTCAGCCAGCGTGCTGTGCTGACCTGGGTTACGGAGAATGTATGCGGGGTGGAACGTTGCCATCACCTCGCGTGACGCCCACACTGGGTCCTTGACCTTGAGCCTTAGCCCCCTTTGCTTCGTGATGCCCGACTTGCGCGCGACCGCTTGGAGGGCCGCGTTGCCGAGTAGAAGCACAAATCGTGGGTCAACTTTACGAGCCTCACGTTCCAGGTAGATGCGACATGCTTCGAACTCCACTCGGTCAGGACGACGGTTTTCTGGTGGGCGGCACTTGACGACATTGGTAACATATGCCTCGTCACGAGAAAGCCCCGCCTCGGTGAGTAAAGTATCAAGTAGCTTTCCCGCGCGTCCACTGAACACCTTGCCACTGTAGGCTTCATGCTCACCCGGTGCCTCCCCGATAATCATGTAGTCCGAATGCCTATTGCCGCTACCCATCACGCAGACTCTATCTGTGGTCTCGTGCAGATGACAGCGCTCGCAGCCGTGGTCTGCGTACTTGTCGAGGGGCGACTTATACATCTGGGTTACTCGGTACGGGGATAGACTGACCCGCTTCGACCTCGACTACGTCGAGCTCTGGACCGCAGATGTCAGCTGCCTCACGCGCGAAACGATCCACGGCTGTATTCACTGTGGTCAGCCAGCGATTAGCCACCTCCTCGTCCTCAGTGTCGATTACTACACAGAACCAAGCGACTCGTCTCACTGCGCGTGGAACTCCTGCTTGACTGCGCCGATGCCTGCGAGGCGAAGGAGCTCGATGCCGGCGGGATCACGGTAGTCCTCCTCGTAATACACGCGCCGGATCCCTGCAGCGATTAGCAACTTGCTACATACGTCGCACGGTGCAACTGTCACGAACAGCGTCGTGTTGTCTGTAGAGATCCCCTGACGCGCCGCAAAAGCAAGGGCGTTCGCCTCTGCGTGTGTTGCGTTGCGACAGCCGTGCTCGCTTAGCATGCTCGCCTCTAGATCTGCGGCTTCCTCGTTGTCCATCGGCTCGCGGTACTCGGGCAGGAGCTGCCAGCCGTGGTTGTTCTCCTCGCAGTGAGGTAGGCCGGCAGGCGCACCGTTGTAACCCCAGCTGATCGCACGACCATCGCGCACGAGGACTGCACCCACCGCCTTGCGGGGGCAAGTGCCGAGACGCGAGAGCTGAATCGATATGCCCATGAATACATCTCGCCGCAGAATGTCGCGGCCGATCTCAGGTAGACTGATCTCGCTCACGAAGATCCCCCTTGTGTAGATGGAACGAGTACGCGGTGAAGTTCAGGTACCCTACCTCGACCGGACGCCATGCCTCACTACGGACGTACAGCTCGTTGAGTACCCACTGCGCGAGTCTCACTGCCATGTAGACATCGTCGCGGAAGTGGCGGATCGCATCGCAACTACGGATTGGGTACCACAGGTGTAGCTTGTTCTGTCGCATGAGGAAGTGGTAGTGTAGGGTGCAGGGAATCCGACCACCGTGTTTTGCTCCTGTGTCTTCAGGGAAGAAGATGGGGAACGTAGCCTGCCTCGTGAGTGGGTTCTCAGCTAGGAGGCTGATCACGTCGGTGAGGTCGCCGTACATGAATCGGATCCCAGTGTTGACTAGCATCTGAGGTTCTAATGGCATACTGCCAATACCAGCATGTACGGGCCAGAATCGCTCCTGGTAGGTGTGAGTGAACCGCCCGTCGATCATGGTTTCCTCGGTTTGATCGTTCCACCAGGGCCAGTTCTTGTACTCGACGCCGGGGTTGCTGGGTACGCCGGCGACGCGCTCCTGGAAGTGATCCTCCGCCCACGGCAAGTTCGGGTTGATCAGTTCCGCTGCCTCCTCTTGCGACTCAGGCATCTTCGCTGTCCACTGTAGGTTGATGATCTCCTTTGTCACAAGATCAGGCTTACCCTCTGTGGGCACGCCCTGCCACGTGCCAGCGTCTACGTCCTCGCCGAACTGATCGAGGTACTCGAGGGATTCGAGGATCGCATCGTCCAACCACTCGAAGACGTTCACGCTAAGAGACGTCTCCATACTTGTTTCGCCTCCCTTAGTTCTTGTACTAGACCCCCCCGCTCACTCCGTGGAAGCTCAAGTAACTCCCTCATGATTTCTAACTGACCTCGCTTCACTACGCTGTAGGGTAAGATGAGATCTATGAAGGCCGAAATCTCTGCCTGCCGAGTACACCTCCAAACCCAGGTATGTCCGTTGCTATGACGTAGCATACGCCCAAACCCCAGCATCCTCTGAACTCTCAAGAGGACCTCAGGGTCGTTTTGGGAGAGCTCGACGGATACGTTGTGGTGTTTGCTCTTAGAGAAGCCTGCGTACACGCATCCCTCCCCATCGAAGAAGCCTGCGATGTATGCTCGTTGGACAGGACGTAAGTGGTTCACGGATAGAGTGGCTTCCAGGTTAGGTCGCGGACCGTGACAGTCGGTAGGTAGTCCTCGTCCATGTATTCACGGTACCTTCGCATCACCCTCTTCAAAGGCCCGTATTTGTTGTCGTGGATGCCCGCCTCGTGGTACTCCGTGATCTTGTCGTACCACTTCCCGACGAGGTTGATGGTGGGGTACTGCTTGCGAAGTGCGGGGAGCTCGAGGTCTTCTATGTATGCGGTCTTGAAGAGCATGGGGAGTGACTTGAACCCATGGAACTGCAAGGCGTCTACGTGCCACGCAAAAGCAAATTCCTCAGGACGAACTCCCACTCGCTTACCAATAGTCCTCGCGAGGACGTGGGCAAGTGCCAGATCAAGACCGCCGATATAAGCGATGTAAGATACCCGAGAGTGAAGTATGAGCGTTGGCTGTTCCTTTCGTACATTACCGCGATACGTCCAGCCGAGCATGCAGTTACCCCACCGATGGCGCTTTGAATATCGCTCGACGTTTCGGGAGAACATCGAAGTACAAGCACCTTTCGCTCCCTCTCCGCTGGCGAGTTCCTCACACTTTCCAACGAACCGTATCAACTCCTCCTTCTCGACATAGTCCCTCACCAGTCTCGTCCACCGCTGCTTGTTCAACCACAGATCACGGCCCATGTCGAGGTCGAACGCCATGCTCTTACAGCTCAGGACGTTGTCGTAGCTGATGATATCTGCACTGCCTACGCAGTCGACGAGGCCGTTGTCGATAGTGCCTCGCCACATACGCCAGATCGACCCGCGCCACAGGTCAGACAGGTCTTCGTAGTCCTTACGAATCATTCTGTAGCACCTTCGCTTGGGCAGGTGTGATGCCCGGGACCCGACACTTACACTTCAACGCACTACAAACGCCATCGGGTGTGAGGCGATGGAGGGTCAGTAAGTGACCGCATATCTGACACCTCATCTCGACACCCCGTCATGGGGGAACTTGATCCAATCGCGCTCGCGGACCTGACGCCAGACCTTGTCGATCTCCTCTGCGAGAATGAATCCTCGATGGCTAGCGATGCCGAGCATGAAGATCACGAGGTCAGCGCACGCATCCTTGATCTCCGCCTGGTGATCGACGCCCTCACCACGAATGCCCTGACTCGACTTGAGGAGGTGATGTGCTAACTCACCCATCTCCTCGACCATCCCCATGAACGGATCCTCCTCGCGGTCGTTGGGGAAGTTGTGCGCGACCCACTCATCCCGCTCCAACTGGATGAATTCTAGGTCAAGGATTCGAGTCTTACCGACAGATTCTCCCATGAGTCCTCCCAAGTGTAGTCGTAGAGCATCACGTTGTCGTAGAGCGCCTGCGCGCACCAGGCATACGTAGCCCAGTACATGTTCCAAACCTTCGACAGTGCCTGCGCGCTCACGTCCTTCAGCTGTGGTCGATCGTCCTGGCGTATGTTGGTGAGGGTTACCTCGAAGTCAGGCAGACAGAAGATGAGGATTGGTTCGATCGACCACAGTCTGCCAATGCCTTGTGCGAGTTCTTTGGGGTGGATGTGTAGGTCGCGCTCGACCTGCGCCTGCTGGTAGATTGGGTCGGAGATGTAGAAGCATCGGTCGTACACGCCCTTGCCCAACGAACTCGGGCGCATCGCGAGCTGCCCATTCCACCACTCAGCGAGGTGGTCAGCAGGACCATGAGTCGACGAGAGTAGGGCAGGTGGCGGGCGACGATACTCACGCTCGTACTCGGTGGCGATCCTCTGGGCGAGTGTCGTCTTGCCAGCGCCGTCTGGTCCCTCGACGATGATTGGTAGCTTACCCACGCTCCCGCTCCACTTGTGGGTGGTGCTCAGACGACCTCTCCTCGTCGCCCTCATAGAACGAGACCTCCTTGGTCAAGACGATCGTCCCCGTGTCGGTCTGGATGGCTGCGAACGGCTCGCCTACGCTACCACCACTGTGGTTCACGCTCTCAAGTGGGATACCCTTGACTTTCCATCTCATTGACACCGTGTACTACCTCCCTTGTAGTTGTACGACATTCATTGTATCACACGCGGAGGAACCTATGCGGATCACGCATCAGTTGTCCATGCCAGTCTTCTTTTCTTCTGAGTCCCGCAAGAACCCCTCGATCGACTGTACCACGGGCGACGAAGGCGGTGACTCTAACGGGACGGTGTTGATTAGGCCCTCGTAGTCGATTGAGGCACTGCCAGAAGTCGACCCAGCTATCCGGTAATGTGAGGAATGCCACTTCGGCAGCACGAGTAAGTTCGATGCTGAGGGATCCAGCTTGATGCTGAATGACCAGTGCCTGTGGGCCACGGCGGCTCGATTGAAACGAGTGTACCACGTCGCCGCGATCTCTGCGTCGTGTACGGCCGTCGAGTACTTGAGTACGAAAACCGGCTCGTGCCAGAAGGTCCCGGGAGGAATCAACCTCGGCACGGAAACGACAGTACACGACCACGTCCTCCCCTTGCTCGCTGAGATTCTCAGCATACGCTCGGAGAGAGGTAGTCTTAGCATCGTGGATCTGGTCACCCGCCGTGGTGAAACCAGCCGTAAGCTGTAGTAGGCGCAGTCGCAGCACACCCTGATTGGCAGCATCCAGAACGCCAGCGTCAGTCTCAACGATGTACTCCTCAGCCAACTCATCATACAGATCCTTTATCTTTCGTGGTAGAGTGACGGGCAGGACCTGCCAGAATAGTTTCCCTTCTAGTCCTGCTTGTCGTGCGGTGCAAGTGACAGAGTTTCGTCTGACGATTCGGTCCAGTCGTCGTTGGTTGGTGAATCGAATGATGGTGTAGCGTCTGCGGCCTGTACCATATACAACATAGTCCTCGTCAAACGAAGCAGCATTCGTACCCAGAAGCGAGTCATCCATGATGCGGAACTGGGCAAAAAGATCACGCCATCCCTTGGGGTTGGGGGTGCCAGTAAGTAGGAGGACGTAGGGACGCTTACCTCCGTTTCGCTTACGAAGACGACGAACGAGTCTCCATGCATCCTGCGCAGCACGACCGCCGGGGCGTTTGTACTGATGGCTCTCGTCGATAACGACAACATCTGGATCCCACCTCTCTAGCTCGCGTTGCTTGGGACGCTTGAGGTTCGTGGCAGCACGGACAGCACGGAATGTTTCTTCTCGCCCTGCGAGGAAAAACTGCGGATGCCCCCAGTCGAACGTGGGTCTATCCTTGTGTATGTCATACCATTCTTCCTCGAAAGTCTCTGCGTGATACCAGTAGGGGAAATGCTTGTGTAGCTCACTCGCCCACACGTCGAGGGCAATCGACGGCGCAAGGATCAGCACCTTGCGGCATTCACCCTTCAGCGCAAGGATAGCCGCGTAGTCTAGCGCGATTTTTGTTTTCCCAAGTCTAGGCTCCATGAAAATACCATAGTTCCTATGCCTGACCGCTGCCAAAGTAGCGCGACTTTGATGGGGGAAAGACTTAGTCTTCGGAGTGTACTTCAACATACTTCCTTGCTCGACGTAGCAATTTCTTTTCTTCTACAAACCCCACCAGGAGGTTACACCGGTCGCATAGCAAGCCTCTAACCTTGCCTGTACTATGGTTGTGGTCAACAACTAATCGTACCTTCCGACGACAGATCATGCATCTACCGCTCTGCTTCTCAACCATAGTGAAGTAGGCCTCACGAGATAGGCCATACTTTCTCCGCCTATGAACATGAGGCCTACACTCTTTACAGTAGGTTTGAAGTCCGTGAAGGGTACTTATTCCAAAAGCTGAAGCGGGTTTGACAGCTCCGCACTCGGAGCACTTCTTTGTTGGCCGGGTCCAATTACCCACTACGGCATGCCGGCTGCGGCACGTGCCTCCATCTCGGAGCGAAGGCGATCAGCACGGTACTGCATCATGGCACCGTTGATGCCGTCGATCAACTCCGACCACAGGTGGCTGTTGTTGTTCTGCATGGCCAGGATGCATCCACGCAAGAACACCTCCGTCTCCTCCGCGTCATGGAACTCGAACCGCA